ACGCGTACACGTACCTACGCACGTGCTTGCGCTGCTACGACAGCCGACTTTAGTTGGCCCTGTAAAAGCGAGGGCGAGTGGCAGAGTTGCAGGCAAAAGAGGCCACTTGATTTGCCCCATAGTGATATGCTATAATAAATATTCCAGCAACAGCCTAGCAGGAGAAACATCATGAAGATCTGGCCTGAGTCCGATGACTGGGCAGAACGCCCATTCTGGTTGTGGGTGTATGCAGTAATGTTGGCGGTCATCTGCGCTGTGGAGGTTCTGGCGGTACGCGGCGAATTGTGACCGCAAAGTGACCCGTAAAAACTGCTTGCTTCGACCTCAAGAGGTACGCTATAATAATCATGTGGAAAGGAAATATCATTCCACACATCCTCAACTCAACAGGAGTACATCATGGCACGTCGTAACCGTAAGTTGATCGAACAGGTCAATGAAATCTTCGAACAGGCCGTCGAACAGGTCAATGAGACCGTCGAGACCGCTGAACAGGTCAATGAGACCTTCGAGACCGTCGAACAGGCTGTCGAGGATTTGCCTGACTTCCTTTCGATCTGCAAGTCACGGGTCGGTTTGGAGGACGCTCTTGCGGCCTGCAAAACCAAGTCCAGTGCAATCCGCATGCTGAGTGCTCGTGGGTGGTCTACCTCGGTGATCGCCAAGAAGTTGGGCATTCGGTACCAGCATGCGTACAACGTTCTCTCGCAACCTCTCAAGTCGGCCCCTGCTGAGGTGGAGGTCGCTGAGTCGGAGCCGGAGCCGGAGGTTGCCTCGCCGGTCCTGATTGAGGCTCCGGAACTTGAGGTTGGGGAGTTGACTTCCGATGAGATGCAGGTGATGGTCGAGACCATCGACAGCGAGGAGGCATGAGAATGAAACACTTCCTGAAAGGTCTGGCCTACGGAATTTGTTTCTTGCTTCTGATGGTCCTGGTCAGTACCTTCTGGTAACCTGTAGCAGAGGTTGACGAGAGGCCTACCTGTAGCAAAGGGTAGGCCTTTTGTTTGCCTGTGGAGGACCTAGTGATTGCAGGAGAGAGTGGGGGTTATGACCTGGGCCTCAGGGTCGCGGAGGCAAAAAAAAAGGCTACCGCCGCTAGGGCAGTAGCCTCAATTGACGCTGTAGCAGCGGCAGCTGTTGTTGTTACCTGGTCCAGGGCCTCAGGACGCGTACTACAGCTAGCGCGATAGCGGTGAATACGACCAACATGATGACTTCCATTTGAGTCTCCTTGAGGGTGAGGGGCCGCGACCTACCTGTTGCTGATAGGCCGCGGATGGTCGATGGTCGTTACTGTACGCGCTTCAGCAGCTGAAGCTCCACGTTGCGGACGTGTTGGTAGCGAACGTTCAAAAGCTTGGCGACCTCGCCGCGCTGCATACCGACCTCGTGGCGCAGGTAGCGAATCCTTGCGGATATCGTAGGCAGTGTCGCCAGATGACTCTTGAGGGCCTCCTCGGCAGCTGCTGCCTCGACCTCTTCGCCCCCGGTACGGACCTCTTCGATAGTTGCGACTGCACTGTTGCTCATGACCTCTTCCTTCGGTGTGTAGTCTTTTTGACTACATAATCATTATACCCGGGGTATGCTTAATGTAAGGTGAATGCGGTTGGCGCATAACTTTGCGGAGGGCTCTACGGGGGCCCTACAGGGCTTTACAGGGCGTTGCGGGGGCTTTGCAGGGCTTTAGAGGGCGACTTCGTTTGTACGTAAGTAGTTCCTAATATACGGTACGGTAGCACTCACTACAACCTACGCAATTTTACAAATCCGGCGGCCATATACCAAATGAGATCGAAGAGCAAGTTGATTTATCTTTGTATGTGTGATATAATATAACCAACGACCGACAACGACAACGATGGTCGACAGGGCTGGTGTTATGCTATCTAATCTGAGTCATGCACCCGAAGCTGGAGCTGTAGCTGTAGCTGAAGCTGAAGCTGAAATAGGATATCGCGCGCAACTGATATCGATGTTAAACCAGAAAATTCCTAACACAGCCGAAGGGCTGCCTGTGGGATTCTATCGAGTCGATTTACTGCCGCAATGTACCAGTGGTGTGGGGGCAGACGGGGCAGACAGAGCAAGTAAGGCTCTAGTTAACTTCGACGACGACGACACTATGGATCAAATCCGCAATGCTTTTGTGGAGCTTGACTATAGCCTAGGGTATCCAACCCTAAATGCCGGCGTACCTTATTGGGATAAATTAAGTTTTGAACCTGGGTTCGCTTACGGAGTTTTCCAGACGTATCTGGAGATGGTAAACTTCGGCCCGCGAGACATAACCAAGTTAGCCTCCAATCCAGAACTTCGTGCTCTAGCAGGCAGAGTCTATCTCTCGGGCGAGGGCGAGGGCAGGGGCAGGGGCGAGGGCGAGGGCGAGGGCGAAGGTTTTACGTCGCAACAGTTTCTGCCCATTATCTACGAGTACATGCAGTTGTACGGTTGGCGGCCACGGGCTAAGGCTTATGACTTGTACAAGGAGGCTGCTTATAAACACCTCAGGATGCGCAGGCAAGTCTCTGTGGAGGACGCGCAGTTTCTGCTCTCATCGAGCATCCTCGAGGGCATAGCGCGCAAAATGGGTGAGGCAAAATTCCTCGACTCACTCTCTGATACGGCAATTGTAGCCCTGTATGACAAGGTCACCAAGAATCAAAGAGTTTCAGTCGGCCTACCTGCAGCTAATCCACTGCCTAGCAAAGAGCGTGATGAAGACAGCGAGTCCTCTTTTGAAATGATCTTGCGCTCTATGAGCTTGAAAGCCAATTTGGAGACTTCGAATTCAGGGCCTGGCTCTATGTCGAACGCCTTCAGCCACAGCACTCATAAAGTTCTGAACAACCTACTGGAGGACAACGTTACCACCAATCAGATCCAGGAAATGATTGTTAAGGTCACCAAGTCTGTCAACACTAACAATGCTTCTTAAAGTATAGGTGGCAAGGGTGGAAGATAAATTCCGGTCGCTCCATGAGGCTTCTATATCCAAGCAATCCGGCCTAGACAAGCTCGATACCCGGCTAGTGCTGGAGTCGAGTTTGGATCCGCGGTCTGGTGCGTTTAAACAGGCGGTTAAACTCACTCCAGGTACATTAGCATATTATCGCACGAATGGCCGTTGGATTCCGGCTGAACATCTCTTGTATGTGTCAAGCTTATTGGCCAGTGAGATTAGTCAAGGAGGTGCTCGGATTATTGTGGAATGTCCTCCGCGACACGGGAAACCTTATTGCGTCAGTTCCTTTATTCTGATGCGCGGCGGCGTTTATAAGCGTTTAGGCGATGTAAAGGTAGGCGACTACGTAATTACGCATACAGGTAACCCTCGCAGAGTTCTCGCAGTACACGAACAGGGTTTTTTACCGACCCTGCTCATTGCAACTCGGAGTGGCAGGAAGTTGCATCCAGCTTTAGATCATCCGCACTTGACAAGCCTCGGCTGGAAAACCGCAGCCGAACTTGCGCCTGGGGATGAATTGATTGTTCTTAACACACCGGATAATCAGCCCAGCTTCCATTCAGAGGATACCGTAGTCTCAGTCGCACCAGGTACCCTCCGTGAATGCCGCTGCCTGACGGTCGACATTGATGAGACGTTTACCGTCCAAAATGTTATTGTCCATAACTCTGAGTTGATCTCGATCAACACTCCCATCTGGTTCCTTGAGAAGTATCCTTGGGCAAATGTGATCCTGTCAAGCTATGGCGCCGATCTTGCTGCAGGGTTTGGCCGGCAGGTCCGAGATGTATTCCTTGAGAATCCAAGGAAGATATTCGACACTACTATCAGAAGTGATGTCCAACGCACCAGCCTCTTCCTCACCAGTGAAAATGGAGGGATGATAAGCGCCGGTGTAGGCGGTACAATCACAGGTAAAGGCGCGCATCTACTCATAATCGATGACTATGTTAAAAACTGGACTGAAGCTATCAGTACAGTGCAGCAGGAAACTATATGGAATTGGTGGCGTTCGACCGCCTATTCGCGTCTTGAACCTAACGGGTCTGTCGTAATCCTAGCTACTAGATGGGCTCTTAATGATCTCATTGGACGCATACGCGCTGAAGATAAAGAGCATTTATGGCATATAATCAGGTTGCCTGCGTTGGCGGGCGAAAACGATGTTTTAAATCGCGCTCCTGGACAAGCTCTCTGGCCTGAGAGATACAATGAGAAGGCCTTAAACGAGATTCGACAGGTTGTAGGGCAATTTATTTTTCAGGCGTTGTACCAGCAGGACCCGCAGCCTGAGGGGTCGCAACAAATTGACACCTCAATGTTGCGTATTGTTGACACACTGGAAAATCCTGAACGATTTAGGTGGGTACGCTCGTGGGATTTAGCCGCCACCGACGAAAGCAAAAAGAAGGGCGATTACACGGTGGGGTCGCTTGTAGGCACGAATGAGCGAGCGAGCTCTCCTGTGGCTCTGACTGCAATTGCTGACATGATTAGAGGTCGATGGGAACCTGCTGACATTGAATTGACAATGCAGCAGACGGCGGCGAGTGATGGCCCTCAATGTCCGATTATAATTGAGCAAGAACCTGGAGCTTCAGGTAAGGCTTATGCACAGCATTTGGCCAGCAACGTCTTGAGAGGATATAGAGTGCATATTACGCCTGCACAGCGTAATAAATGGATTAGGGCGCAGCCCTATGCAGCTGCAGTGTCGCATGGGCGTATTCAGATGCTACGGGCTACGTGGAATGAAGCGCACATCAAAGAGCTGAAAGACGCCCCTAACGGCACGCACGATGATACTTTAGACAGTGTGTCGCAGGCGTTTAATCACCTACACTTAGTCAATCATAGTCTATCGACTTGGGGTCGGCACGGCACCAAAGCTCCGACGGATGCTATGCTGGATACTGTAGGCTCGGACGTTGCTCCTAACAACGTCGGGCGGTCATCGCCGCTACTGTTGCCCAGCACAAGTTCGAATGTAATCTCAGGCGTAGTATTTGGTCGTCGCGTTTTTTAATTGAAGGAGGCAGCAATGTCAGCTCTACTCGACAGGTCAAAGCTCGCAGGGCTTGCAGGCCTAATTTTTGGTGGCAAGCGTGATCTTGATAAAGTGTTTGGGTACGAAAATCCCATTCCCTGCTCCTCGTTGCTGCACAAGTACTACAGGCAAGATATTGTAGGGCGTATTGTCGATATGCCGGCAGAGTCTACTTGGGAACTGCATCCCAAAGTAACGTTCGACGCTTCTGATTTCAGCGTCGGGGCCGATGATGGCGATGCTGATTCGAACTCTAAATTGGGGCTGGAGCTTGAGGCAGTGTTTAAAAAGTTGGAGCAGCAGCTGAGCATATGGGATAGACTTATTCAGGCGGACAAACTCTGCAATTTTGGCCCCTTCGCGATCTTATGGTTCGGGATGGCAGGTAAGGCAGAAGCTCCTGCGCCTAAAGTACGGTCACTTGAGGACATAGTTTATATTCAAGCTCACGGCGGAGACAGTGTTAGCATAAAAGCATACGATGAGGACCCTCAGAGCGTTAGATATGGCCAGCCGACTATGTACGAGGTCGTACCGCAGAACGGCAACGAGGCACGGCGAACGCCAATCCGCATTCATCACAGTCGTGTAGTACATATTGTCGACAAACCTCTTCAAGGCCAAGTATATTCACGTCCTCGACTAGAATTGATTAGTAATACGTTGCAGGATCTCCTGAAGATTTCGGGGGGCAGCTCCGAGCTCTTTTGGCTGACAGCCAACAGAGGTATGCAGGTGGATATAGCTCGGGACATGCAGCTGAGCCCTGAGGATGAGAAAGATCTGACTGACGAGTTGGAAGAATACCAACATCAATTGCGACGGTATATTCGCACGCGCGGTGTGGCGATTACCGAATTAGGGTCGTCAGTGGCAGATCCCACAGGTGTTTTTCGCGTGCTAATAGCCCTGATCTCGTCCGCGACCAATATCCCCCAACGACTTTTGATAGGGGCGGAAGCGGGTCAGTTAGCCTCCGCTCAGGATCGCGCAAATTGGGCCGATTACATAGAGCGCCGACGTACGATATTTGCGGAGCCTTATGTATTGTTGCCGCTGCTGCGCCGATTGATAGCTCTCGGGCTACTGCCTACCGAAGCGCTTAATGGTGTAAGATTCACGTGGCCTGAGGCGTTTAAAATGTCCCCGCTCGAAGAGGCCCAAGCACTTGCAGCGCAATCGCGCGCAGTTAATAGTCTGGCCTCACGAGGTAGGTTCGGCTCTCCTATAATTTCAGATGAGGAGGCCCGCAGTTTCCTGCAATTGCCGCGAAAGGTACCTGCAGGTGACACTATGCCGGAGGCGCCTAATTCGTCGAACCCGGTCAGTACTGAAGACCTGAACACAGATACTACCGATGAGATGCTGAAAGA